ACCAAACGCGGTTGGATGCATTTTAGAGATGGAAAGCTAATTTCCAAGTCTTCCTATCTACGTTCTAAAGGTGCCAAGCGATCCACCAGGAAAGGCGGCATCCGTAAGACAGCCCGTCGGGCATACGTTCGCAAAAACAATAAAAGGAGTAATGGAAAAATGAAAAAAGCAATCCCACACCCAAGCGTTACTGGTATGGCGTCTGGACTCGCAATAGCAGCATACCTAAACGCAGGTCAAACCACACGCGGTGCAACGGGTAAGATCTTAGCTCGCGGAGAAGGTGTGATTAAAGATGTCACAGACGGGCAATTAGGAGAAGCATTTAGTACACTGTCCACAAACGCGATTAATATGATTGCGTCCGATGATGGACGAAAAACGTTAGTTACTGCCGGAGGTATTGCGCTACTTGGCGCATTTGCACGAAGGCAGTTTCCACAACTAAAACTAGGAGGATCTAAACTTTATTTTAGATTGTAAACAAAATGTCAGTAACAACAATAACACGAACCTATGACAGCACGCCTACCGATAAGACCTATTTTTCGCTCACCGATAATATGTCAAGTTCTTCGCTCGGTAATATTCAAACGCCCCAGGGCGCACAGAGGATCTCCAGGATCGACGTCGCTGTCGATGCTCCAGATACCAAGGGCTTTGTCCTGGCGGGACGTTTACTGGGATCTAATATGAGTGAGCAGAACCTCACCCTGGCTGGATCTTCAGGAGATATAGCGGACGCAGGCGGTACGCCTCAGTTCAATATGATCCCTACTAACTTCCCTGTTGTAGGTGTCAACAATATCGATCTCCAGGTCGCATTTCAATTTACAAGCGGTACCCCGACGGCCTCGAGTCTGTCGTGTACTCTGTATTTCGAATGATCTGAATGGCTAAAACAGATTTAGCAACGTTTCTCGGTCCTAATAAGGGACTGACAGTGATTCAGGACCGTTGCTACGCATATTCAGGTGTTGGTAACGCAACTGCTAGCGTTAGCTTTGAGGGTTTAGACTTTACAACGGGAGCTGAACTAATTGTAGGCCGTATATTTTTTAGTATAGATGATGACGATATAGCGCAGGGCAACCAATATGGATGGAAAATAGAATTTAACGGACAACAGCTAACAACAGCACGCCTCCAGGCGGCCGTAGCCAAAGCCCCCTATTATGGGATCATGCCCTTTTATGAAATAGTAATTCCACCATTAACCAGGGTTCAAGTAACTGGTTTCACTAATAATGGTGGCGTCAATATGTGTATGGTTTTTTCAGGTCGGATCTATTGATGCATGACCCTAGGACCTTCTAAATCAGTTTCCAGGGCCAAGGACGGTAAGATCTATGGATGGAGTGGATCTTATGCCCTTACGTCGGGAGCTGTCACTCTCCTGGATTATACGAACCCTTCAGCATTTTACTTAACCAGGGTAACTTTAGGTGTTGATTGGAGCTCTATATCAGCAGGTGAAGTTTTGAGCTATACGATCAATGTGGATGGCCAGGCGTTATTTGTTGAAAAGTTGGTTGTAGCTTCTGCCAATATTGGACAACAACCCAAGATGTATGAGTTTATCATACCACCTAACAGCACAGTTAAAGTTCAAGCCACTGAGAGCGCCAATAAAGGGGCTATTTCGTGTATCTTAACGGGGTATCGCGTCTAATATGGCCAAAAAGGATCCTTTTCAACAAATAATGGCCAATGTTGATTGGACCAGGTTAGTACCGATCTTACAACCTTTAATTGTTTTTGGTGCCTGGTTAGCTTTCTCCAAATTTGATAAACGAGCGGATGCGGTTAGCAAATTAATTGCGGTTTGTGAACCAATCCCCGCCATAGATCTAAATGTTCCCAAGCCCGTTGTCCTGGCTTCTTTGTATCATGCCCTGGATGAAGCTATGGAGATCCTGGATGATGTTATTAGTTTCCTCCAGGATGTAGAGATCCCTTCTTGGCAAAAAGTCAAAGAAGATATTGTAGAAGATATAGATCCAATTATTCCAGGCATAGACGAAGCTCAATTTCTTACTGATTATGGCGCTTGTAACAAGAATGCTAAAGATACCCTAGGGATTCTATACAATAAATTCACAGCTTGGCCCTGGATCACTAGTTGCCTGGTTCAAAAGGGATATGCTAGGAAAGTAATTGAAGAAAGAGTTAGAAAGGCGCTTGGAATATGAACGATGCCACGGTGGCCGCCATATGGATTTTGAGCTTTGGGCTTTACTTATTAATTTATACTTACTGGATTCCGCTAAGAACTCAAGAAAAAATAGAGAGTTGGCTAAGATCAGAAGAAAGTGACGAAACTTTGCTTATGTCCCTGGAAGTGATCACTAAAAGGATCAGGGAACAGATGTTAATTGATTTTGAGGAATTTATGCTCCCTCAAGCGCGCAAGAATCTGCAAAAGTTTTGGGCCGGAGCAATGGGAAGTGCCGCGAAAGAATTGAAAAACTCGGAGGAAGGAGCGGGAATGTCTATGCTTCATAATTTAGCCAGTGAATTGGATGGACAGCCCTGGTATATTCAAGCATTAGGGTCCAAATTGTTACCCGCCATTACTGAGGCGGCCAAAAAGCAACCAAAAAGCACAGAAAAGCAGATTCTTGGCATGGGTCTGCAAGAATAAGCACTCTAAAAGCACCAAAAATCCATAAATCGGGGGGCGACAAGGCTCCCTAGCTTTTCCTAGGCTCCAAAAATTTACAAAACCCCCTAAGAAACGTGTCGGAAAATCGTTTAGATCTCTTTTTCTATATAAAGAAGAAGAAGAAGAAGAATAATAATCCGTCGTACCTAGTAATAATAGGCCGTAAAACTAGGCTAGAGCTCTATCGGACCAAGCGGTATATACCGTGTCCCACACTCTGGCATTCATGTATCGCAAAGAATTTAGGTATGATGAAGTGGAATGTTTGAAGTGCGGAAATGTTGGCCTGACCAGTAAGGGCCGCTGTCGCAAATGTTTTCAGGGACATAAAATCGAGGTTGTTTAATGCCCACTAAATTTCAACGGAAACAGATCAAGTTACATCCCGAGGTAATGATGAAACTTGAAGATTACAAAGAAGTAATCCATACCTACGCTTCCCCTCAGAGTCTAAGAACACCAGGAAAGAAAGCCTACCGTCGCCCCTTATCTTGGAATGAATTTTTTATGATTATAATATCAGATTGGGAGAACGGACGCAATAAATGTCATTGTGGAAAGCTCTATGACTGCGACCACTGCCGATTATTGGACGAAGTATCGAGGCGCAGATGAATAACTCACCAAAGAAAGCCAGGGAGCGAATACTCCAGGACATAACGATCAAGTGCCGTATGTGTGAATCAGATATGTTTGAAGTAATAGATCTATATGATAATACAGTATGTGGCTTTAGCTGTCCTAATTGTCCCAATTATATTCTTTATGAAAGTGTAACCACTGACCTCATTTAAATACCTCTTCAAAAATAAGTCCCAATGCCCAAGGGTGTTTATCGTAAGAAAACCAAACGCGGTTGGATGCATTTTAGAGATGGAAAGCTAATTTCCAAGTCTTCCTATCTACGTTCTAAAGGTGCCAAGCGATCCACCAGGAAAGGCGGCATCCGTAAGACAGCCCGTCGGGCATACG